GACAATTTAAACATGGCGACAAACACTACAAAGTCCAAGATAGTTACCTATCTGGAAAACGCGCGGGCGAAGGTAAGTTCCGCAACGTTAAGACCGACAATCACGATAAACCTAAGGGCGCACAAAAACCGCACTACTTTAAGTTTGATGGATATACTAAGGCCCATCCAGCATGGAAATCGGAACAGACTGATGCTTACGACCAGCCCTTGTACAGTACAGGAGCTAAGATTATATCTAAGCTTGCTGAAAGAGGTTTACCCTTCACTGACGCACTTGTTAAGAGAACAGGTCTTGATAAAGACTTGGGAACATACTATTGGAAAGAAGATAAGAAAGGTAAGCGTAAAGGTATGCTTACTCTCGTTGACGAGCAAGGTCTCATACACCACAAGCTTAACCACACAAGTACAGTTACATCACGACTATCATCATCCGACCCAAACCTACAGAATGTCCCTCGTGGAGACACATCAAACGTCAAGAAGATGTTCCGCAGTAGATTTAACGATGGTGGAAGAATGGCTGAGATTGACTACAGCCAACTGGAAGTAGTTGTACAAGGTGTACTAACAGGTGACCCACAACTATGTCAAGATTTACGTGACAAGGTGGATTTCCATTGTAAACGTCTATCAGCTAAGTTAGGAGAACCATACGAGTTTGTATGGGACTACTGTCACATTACAAAAGACAAAGAGGAGAACGACCGCTTTAAAGCATGGTTTAAACTAGCGACCGACAAAGACACGTTCACTCTATCAACAGGTACAGTTCTAGTTAAAGAACTGATTGCCTACTATAAGGGAGGAAGAACAGGTGCTAAAATCTTTTCATTCCAAAGAGCATATGGAGCTGGGGCAGATACTATCGCTAACGAGACAGGTATGCCTAGAAGTGAAGTCGATACCCTTATTGCACTTGAGGAGAGAATGTATCCTCTTGTCAAACAGTTTGATCAAATGCTTGAAGCAGAAATCAACTCTAATAGAATACCTACGAGCAATAACCTCTTTATTGAAGGAGTTGCGTTCAAGCAAGGAGAAGCTCATTGGGACTCGCCTACAGGGACTAGGTACATATGGAGAGAGGGCATTACTCCAACGTTTATGCACAAGCATGGAAAATATACTGGGTTTAGTCCTACAGAACGTAAGAACTATCCGGTCCAAGGCTTTGGCGGAGAGATAGTACAGACCATGTTAGGTCTAGTATTCCGCTATATGTTAAAGAATAACCGCTTCAATGGTGACATATTACTAGTTAATACAGTACACGATTGTATTTGGTTAGACGGTAAAGGCGATAAGTTTGATACAGTCGTACGAGAAGTACAAGCAATCTTAGAAGACGTACCAAATACGTTTAACAACTCATACGACGAGTTAAACATCACAGTGCCATTCCCTTGCGAGAGCGAGATTGGCGAAGACATGTTCACTATGAGCACATTACATTAAATTAAGAGAAAAGAAACACCATGGATTATTCAGCACTAGGCCAAGCCGCAGCAAAATCAGAAGACTTGACCGTAGAACGCAAAACCAGCCGTGAGATACCTCGTGCAGGCGTAGCATTACTAAGACTTGTAGACTACATTGAAACAGGGCGTCATGAAGCAAAGAACCCAACGCACAAGCCAAGCTTGAAAGTTATGTTGACGTTTGAGCTATCACACCCAGACCATATGATTGAATTTGATGGCAAGAAAGTTCCTGCCAAAATGACAGTACGTGTAAACAAGACATATTCAGACAAAGGTAAGTATATGCCATTGTTCAAAGCATTAAACCGAGCATTAGGTGGCGGTTTCCACCACATCGCTCAGATGATTGGCCAACCTATGTTAGGTACAGTATACCACAACGAGTGGGAAGGTAAGAAGTTTGCTAACCTAGACATTGATGGTTCGTGGTCATTCGCAGAACCTACTATGAAAGACCCTATTGCAGGCACTGCTACACCTATCCCAGTACCTGAGTTACAAGGCGCACCTAAAGTATTCCTATGGGAAGCAGACGGTATGACTGACGCTCAAATCACAGAGATGTGGGAAAGCATTTATATTGATGGTACTCGTACCAACGATAAGAACATAGAGGTTTCAAAGAACTGGATTCAAGAGACTGTTATGGAAAACATCGAGTGGGAAGGTTCAACTACACAAGCGTTGACTCAAGAACACATTTCCTTAGACGAAGTAGATGGTACAGACGTACCTAGCTTGGACTAGATTATGAGAACACTTACGATAATCATCTGGACGATATGTGCAGTGGCCGTACCGTTTGTATACCAAGAAGGTGTACCACCTTTATTATATGCTATAGCAGCAGGGACAGTGGTACTATTAGCTACTACAAGAGACTAGACTATGGACTTAGCCGCAATTGGTAACGCGGCTGCTAAAGGCTCAGGCAACTTAAACCGTAAGGTTGAGTCTGCCCGAGTACTACAGTTCGACGCCGACTTCGCATGTTATGAAGTCGCTGATATGGACGTACCAGCAGCCAACAACTTTAAGAACCTCCTCGACTTACTAAACATGAAACGTTTAATAGTTGGAGCAGGTACAATCAACTCATTCATCACACTTGGCTATAAGTCAGGGCGTGAACAGATGGCATCATTAAAGCCATATCAAGAGAACCGTGACCCAGACGCACCTATCAAGGTACGTGTAAGAGAGTTACGCTTATTACTCGCTAACTACGAGTCAGAACATATCAAATCAGTAGCTTGTCATTTCTTTGAAGCTGACGACATAATGTGTCGCTACCAAACAGCAGCTTTACTAGAAGGTATGGATACTATCATAATGTCAGGAGATAAAGATCTCTGGATGATTATGGGTAAGCATGCCTGTCCTAAGACTGGACGAGTATGGACTGTGACTGGTTATAACCACACAGAATACAGAGAAGTCGGTAACGTTAAACCTAAACTTGTCGGTGAAGGAACCTCATGGTTCTGGCATCAGATGGTTATGGGTGATAAGGTTGACAACATCCCTGGGTTAGAGAAGCTAGACAATACAACACTAGACCGTTACTTACCTCTCAAATCAAGAAAGGCTAGAGCATCAGGTGCAGGAGCATGTGGTGAAGCTAAAGCAGTAGCTATGCTGAAAGGTGTAACAACCGATAAAGAAGCAATGCGACGAGTATACGAAGCATACCGCGAGTACTACGGTGCACACGCTATGACTAGATTCGTTGAGCAAGCATACCTATTATGGATGCAACGCACAGATAACGAGTGGGACTTAGTAGACTTCTTCAAAGAAGTTGGCTATAAAGTACACCCAACTAACAGACAACAAGAGGCAGTGGAGACATTCCGTGCCATACATAAAGGGAGAATTTAGATGATTTTCTTAATCCCAGTAAACGAGTCAGAAGATGGTGGCTCAGTAACAGTAATGCGTATAGACATGGGTGACATCTCTATGCGAGTAGCAAAACGTAAGCTACGTATAGTATTTAAAGAATGGGGTATACCCGTACAATTCCACAAACGTATGATTAAGGAGCTTTGTAGTGATTAACTTATTAGATAAACTACCAGTATTCAAGCTGAGTATTCACAGCACACGAGTAGTATTAACATACTCAGTAGTGTACATAGTAATAGATATTATAGGTAAGTTACTGTAATGACTAATACCCTAATGATGGGTATACAGAAAGCTAAACACTTGTTCCTAGAAATGGACAAGAAGAAACCAGACATTGAACAACCCTATATGATGTTCGAGAAGCATGATGGCTGGTTTGGTTTCTTAGACTTACCTAGCTGTATTATCCACTCACGGCAACTACGTGAGATACCATCAGTAAAAGAACTATCAGACCTTATCAGAGCACACAGACCAGACGTCAAAGGACGTTTAATCTTTGAGATTATGATTGAAGGTTATGAGGTGGATAGATTCCACGAACTAAACGGTATACTAAACCGTAAATATGAACAAGCGGAGGACGTATACCTTAGAGTACACGACTTCATACCTGACTTCCAATTCTGTACTATGACAGCACATCATCGCTATCAGTTTGCTCAAGAGATAGTAAGTAGAATAGGACTACCACAAGTACGTCTATCGCCTATCCTTGGAGTCTCTCAAGACCCTAAAGAATGGCATTCTATGGCTGAAAAGATTCAAGCAAATGGCGGGGAAGGGCTTATTTTAAAGGCTTCTGACGCTTTATATACTGCCGGAAAACGCATATCTACCCTTATGAAAATCAAGGAAGAAGTGACTGTAGAGATGTTAGTAGTTAAGGTTATAGAAGGCTTAGGCGACCATGAAGGACAAGCCGGTAAGCTAGTCTGTAAAGATGAAGTAAACCAACTACACGAGATAGGTATGGGTTGTATGAAACATGACGAACGCCGTATGATTCTACAAGCACCTGATACTATCATAGGAACAGTAGTTGAGATTAAAGCTATGAAGAAGTTAAAAGACGGTAAGTACCGTGAACCTCGCTTCAAAGCTAGACGATTTGATAAAGGAGTACATGAACTTGGTTAGATTCTTTAAATTATGCAACATAAAGTTCTCTATCTGGTTATATGAGACAGCGTTTAAGTGGGACCTCGTACCAGAAGATGAGCGAGAAATCAACGAAGTAGAACTAATGCGCTGGGAGCTATTGTTAAAGGAAGTGAACAATGGGTAGAGATATAGCTCGTGTAGTAATATATTTTACCAACGGTACAAATATAGAGTACTTCCCTAAGTCTATTGATTATAGCTGGGGTGGTGTGGATCTCCAGTTGACGTTTAAAGACGGTAACTACGTGAGGTTCAATCTATCGAACGTAGCAGGGCACGAGGTGACGTATCATGGCTAAACAATTAAAACCATCAGAAGTAAAGTCTGTATGTGACCAATTGGTTAAGAGACAAGGTAACAAATGCGCTGTGTGTGGGAAACCATTCACACCACGAGATAGAGCAGTACTTGACCATTGTCATACTACAGGTTACGTCCGTGGTGCACTACATAATTCGTGTAACGGTGCTGAGGGTAGAGTAAAGACTAAGGCTAACTTAGGTCACAAAGGTGTGTCAGCAAACGATTATATCATTGGGCTTGGTAAGTACCTAGAAGAACCACCCGCACTAAAATTTAATTTAATACATCCAACGCACATGACACCAGAGATGCAGCGAGACAAACGTAACGCTAAGGCTCGGTTAGCACGTGCTAGAAAGAAGGCAGGATAATGAAAGTCGAATACGAACAAATTAAAAAGATGTTAGAATCACTAACATTCGAATACGCTAGAATAGGTACTACAACAACTACAGTATGTGAAGCATTCCTACCTAACGGTTTCTCAGTAGGTTCAGGTAAGTCAGCTTGCGTAGACCCAGACAACTTTAACTACGAGTTAGGTTGCCGGTACGCGAAAGAGAGAGCTATTCAAGACGCACAGAACACTCTATGGCAACTGGAAGGCTACCTATTAAAGGTAACTGGGAAGACCTCAGATAACCTTTAAGGAAAGATAATGACACAAGACCAACTTCTATGGGAACAAGAGTGCCTAAAGCGGGGATCACAGAGATACCTCGACTTACAGCAGAAAACACGTGAGAAAGGAAACGACCTCACAGACAGTACAACATTCATCTTAAAAGATAGAATGCAGATAGTAGGCGACTTAATCAAAGACGACTGCAAGCTAGGCGCACGTGGAAAGAACGCTTCATACAATAAACTAGTACGACAAGTAGCTGGTGAGAATGAAGACTACATGAAAGTTGGTTACATTGGTCTTAAATTCTTATTAGCCAAAATTGGTGAAGGTAAGAAGGTAGGAGTATCTAAGTTTGTATCTAAGTTAGGAAGTAAGTTAGAGACAGAGCTTAAATGCGCTATGTTCGAAGCGGAGTATCCAGCATACTTCCACACAGTCATGCGGTCATTCGACGACCAAGCAGTGACATCATCTGTCCATATGCAGAAAGCTTTAATGAAGAAGTTCAACGACTTTGGTTTAGAGTGGTATGACTGGACTACACAGATGAAAGTACACGTAGGAACACGTATACTACGTAACCTACTCCAAGGTATGGACGATTTAATATTCACTCAGAAACTCATGAGTAGAGGAAAGACAGATTTCTTCATAGATACTACTCCAGAGTTTGATGATTGGATTGCTGAGTTTGAAAAGGAACGGGGTCTATTACTCCCTATGTACCTACCACTTAAATGTCCACCAGTACCGTGGGAAGATAACCCACGCGGAGGATACTATACACCTCGTATGTCTATGCCGTTCATCAAGACGACAGGAAAAGACGCCCGAGCATACGTAGCAGAACACAACCCGCTTCAACATAAGCGTGCTGTGAATAAGATGCAACGTACAGCTTGGCAAATAAACGAGGACGTATTGAAGGTACAGGAGCAAGTCTTCCAGAGAAACTTGAAGATAGGAATCCCTAATCGTGAAGCGATAGAGATGACCCCGTTCCCTGAGCACTTAGCAGATGTAGAGAAAGGTACACATACACAGGATCAGATAGATGAAATCACAGCTTGGAAGATGTTGCGTAAGAAACAACATGATAACGAGCGCCAACGCAAAGGTCAAGTGGTTGGATTCCGACAAGGACATCTATTAGCACAAGAACTACGTTCATGGGATAGTTTATACTTCGTGTATAACTGTGACTTTAGAGGACGTATATACTGTGCTACAACAGGTTTATCACCACAAGGTTCAGACTCAGCGAAAGGATTGTTAAGATTCTCTAAGGGTGTGAGACTTGGTGAAGAAGGTATTAAATGGTTAGCAGTACAAGGTGCTAACGTATTTGGTGAGGATAAACTACCTTACGAGGATAGAGTCAAATGGGTGAGAGATAACGAGCCATTAATACGAGCTATCGTTGAAGACCCACTTAGCAACACTCAGTGGAGTGAAGCGGATAAACCATATCAGTTCCTAGCATTCTGTTTTGAATGGGCACGTTCTGACTATGGTAGAGACCCTCATGCAATAGGTCATTTAGCTGTAGGGCTAGACGGTAGTTGTAATGGACTTCAACACTTCTCAGCAATGTTAAGAGATGAAGTGGGTGCAAAAGCTACTAACCTAATGGACTGTGATAAGCCAGAAGACATTTACGGAGAGGTAGCGCAAGTTACAACAGATAAGCTACAAGTGTTAGCTGATGGCGGTTGTGCGCTAGCTAAAATTTGGTTACAGGTGGGCATTACACGTAAGTGCACCAAGAGACCTGTAATGACGCTTCCCTATGGAGCTACTCAGCAGTCAGCCCGAAGTTACATATTCGAATATGTACTAGACAACTGGACTAAGTTCAATATGGACGAGAAAGAACAGTGGATAATGGCTAAGTACCTTACACCTATCCTATGGTCCGCCATAGGTGAGGTAGTAATTGCTGCAAGAGCTGCTATGGCATGGCTTCAAAAGAACGTGGGTACAGACTTCTGTAGATGGAAGACAATACTAGGCTTCCCAGTATACCAACACTATAAGATAGATAATATGGTAGAGGTGTGCACATACTTAGAAGGTAGAGTGAAGCTATACGTACCCGATGCTAACGCGGGTATTGTATACAGAGCTGGGCAACGTAGTGGGATTTCACCTAACTTCGTACATTCGGTTGATAGCTCTCACATGGTATTGACTATTAATGCGGTAGACTTACATTCCTATGCAATGATTCATGATGACTTCGGCACACACGCTGGAAACACTGGTAAGCTGTTTAAAACCATTAGGCGGACATTTCGCTATATGTACACTAAAACAGACCCAATTCGTCATTGGGCAGACCAACAGGATGTATCGACTAGAGGGCTGCCTCGGGGAAATTATGACATTGAAGACATTTCAAAAGCCACCTACTTCTTTGGCTAATACCCTACACACGGAGGGAATAAACCTTCAAAGAATTTCTATGAAATTGGCAGGACTTCCTCCTGCTGAGTTCGACAAAGAAGTACGTCCACTTCGTGCCTACTTAGAGCAATTTAATGAGACTGGTGAACTAGCTAAAATGATGCTAGAAGATAATATAACTAATCACATGGTTGATGGTTTATACGTAAGAGAGTTATTAATACCGAGAGGTTCAATAATCCTTAGCCGTGTACATAAGCGACCATTAGTTAATATTATATCCACAGGTCGAGTCATTGTAATAGACTCTAATGGACATAACGAGTATACCGCCCCTTGTACATTTATAAGTAAGGCAGGTACTCAACGTGTAGTGTATGCACCAGAGGAAACAGTCTGGAACACAGCACACTTAACGGACGTAATTAACCCTGATGAACTGGTTGATGACTTAACGTTTGATAACTATGGTGAGTTCACAGGTTATTTAAACCAACTAACACATCAGGATTAATATATGAGTTTTTGGATAGCTGGCGCTATTGTGGTAACATCTGTTGCTACTACGGTACAACAAAAGAAAGCACAAAAGAAAGCCAAGAAGAATGCAGAGAAAGATGCACTAGAAGCTGATAAGCAAGCTAGAAAAGCAGAAGTATTTGCAGAGACAGAAGGTCAAGGCATTGGTGACCTAGGTAAGATTAGCCTAGAAGTTGACGATGACTTAGAAGATGACGAAATCTCCACAGGTAACATAAGGATCTAGTATGCACATAGACGAGATAACAGAGAAACATTTATCTGGTAACTATGTACTACGCGGCGAGTTCCTCGAAGGTGATTATAGCCGAGAGGAAACAATGACCCGCTGTGAACGTTACGCAGGTTGGACTATTCCAATGGTATTCCCAGACGACCCCTTAATGGAGTACGATGAGATGCAACTGGACTACCAATCAGTAGGCGCTCAAGCAGTTACCAACTTATCAAACAAAATAATGATGGCACTATTCCAACCATCAAGACCGTTCTTCCGTATGAACTTAACACAAGAACAGCGGAACGAAGTCTTAGCTACAGGTGTCAAGGGTGCACAGATAGACGCTTCATTAGCAGAAGCAGAACGAGCAGCCATGACTAATATGAATGCCTCTAACGCGCGTATTATAATGCACGATGTTATGAAGCAGTTAATCATTACTGGTAACAGTTTGATCTATGCACCTAGAGACGTGAAAGA